ACCCGTACCCCACTCTTGCGTGCGATACAGGCAGTTTCCGGAGGGGGTGTAATCAACGTGAAAGGAGGCGAAATGGATGGCGGACGAGAAAACAAGGCGAGGAGCCCAAACACGATATATTAACCAGCTGAAGAAAATCTTCAACGGATCCCCCAGACAAGCGGAAGCGATGCTCCTCATCAAAAGAGCAGCGTTTTTCCTGGCATCTCTGGATGAGCTGGAGCACATCATCCAGAAAGAAGGGTATGTGGATACCTACAAGAACGGACGGAATCAATCCGGTACGATGGCGTCGGCATCCCTCAAGGCCTACAAGCTGTCCATGGATGGCCTCCTGGCCACGCTGAAGAAACTGGAAGACATTGCTCCGAACCAGGAAGGAGCAGATGAGCTGAAGGCTTTCCTGAATAAATGACGTCCGCAATTGAGGAATACAATGATGTGCTCCAATCAGGAAAAATCAAGGCCTGTAAAAAGCTGAAAGCAGTCTATCAACATTTGGCGAAAAACATCCAGCATCCTGGAAAATTCCATTTTGACCAAAAGGCAGCTGACAGAGCTGTGACATTCATCGAGACTTTCTGCTGCATTCCAAAGATGCGGGGAACCCCTCGATTTAAATTAGAACTTTGGCAAAAAGCCCTGGTGGAAGCGACGTTCGGCTTCGTCGATGACCAGAACCTCCGGCAATACCGAGAGGTTTTTCTTTTTATCGGTCGAAAGAACGCAAAATCAATCCTGGGCGCAGCTATGGCCCTTTATCTTTTACTAGTTGATGGCGAAGATGGACCGGAAATTTATACGGCAGCGACGGACAGATCCCAGGCGAAAGTGGTCTGGGAATACGCCATCTCGATGATCAACCATGACGCCAGCTTAAAAAAATACCTCCGGCCCAAGGTCAATCTGATTGAATGCAAGGAAAATGGCGGAAAATTCGTCCCGCTGTCAAAGAACTCCGGCTCCCTGGATGGGCTAAACGTCTCCGGAATGTTTCTGGATGAACTCCATGCCATCAAGGACCGGAATATGTACGACGTCCTGAAGGGCGGCACCTACGCACGGAGCCAGCCTTTGACTGTAATCATGTCAACCGGCGGTTACTACGAGCAGGACAGCCTGTTCGACACCAAATACAGCGAATACATGAGTATTATCGACGGCTACAGCACCGGCAGATATGTCGACGAGTCAACCCTTCCGATCATCTACGAGCTGGATTCCAAAGAAGAAGTCGTGGATCCGTCCAACTGGATAAAGGCCAACCCGAACCTGGGCGTCAGCAAGAATCCAGAGCAGCTGGAACGGGAATTTAACCGTGCAACCCTGGATGAAAAAACCATGCGTGACCTGCTGGTGAAGCAGTTCAACTTCAGGGAGAACGCCCGGGATACCTTCTTCAACCTGGAAGATGTGGAAAACAAAGAGACATTCAACCTGGACGATCTCTCAGGGATGTATTTCTTTGGCGGCGTCGACCTGTCCGAGACCACTGACCTCACATGTGCGACCGCTGCCTTCCCTGTGAATGATCCGGAGACGGATGAACCCAAGCTGATGGTTCATCAGATGTATTGGATCCCCGAAGATACCCTTCAGGAGCACATCGAAAAGGATAAAGTGCCCTACGACGTTTGGATCCGCAACGGATGGGTGAGAACCTGCCCAGGGAATGTTATTGACCAAAAAGAAGTCGTCAACTGGTTCCAGGAACTTCAGGCAGAGCACAATGTATACGCCTATAAAATAGGCTACGATGCCTACAACGCCCAGTACTTGACCAAAGACCTGGAAGAAAACTTCGGGAAGGATCTAACAGAAAAAGTCCAGCAGAACTTCAAGGGCTTGTCTTCGCAGATGTACCTCTCAAAAGCCTGGTTCAAGAAGCGGAAAATCGTGTACAACTACAACCCGGTGCTCCTGTGGTGCTTGCTCAATACAGAAGCGGTTACGGACACCCAGGGCAACGTAAAACCTTATAAAAACAGAAACTTGAGGAAACGCATCGACGGCTACAGTAGCCTTCTGGATGCGTTTTGTGTTTATCTTGACCACAAAGATGAAATCTAGGAAGGAGGTGAAATTATGAAAGGAATCCTGAGAAGCGCCTTCGACGCTGTATTCGGTGGGACAAAAGAGCCAAAGACCACTACATTCCAGATGATCAACGGATGGAGTAACTTCTTCGTCCCAATGGAAGACTATAGCAAGGACATCCTGATCAAGACCTGCATCGACCGGGTGGCTACTCATGTGGCGAAGCTGCACCCGAACTATGTAGTGATGAAAAAGGGAAAGAAGCAGCCGGCTAACAACAGCCAGCTTCAAACGCTGCTGGCCATTTCTCCGAACCCGTACATGAATGCTTACAGCTTCTTGTATAACCTAGCCACAAAGGCTGTGGCAAACAAAAACGCCTTCGCCTACATCAAGAGGGATCGGCAGCGGAATGTCATCAGCCTGTGGCCTATGGAATACCAGAGCTGTGAAGCCCGGGAAGACGATCGTGGGAACCTCTACATAATGTTCCGCTATGGCGGGACTCATTCCACCAGGACCATTCCATACACGGATCTGATCCATCTCCGGAGCATGTTCCAGCAGGGGGAATTTTTCGCTGACACCGACGATAACCTGGCGAATCATATGGCCCTGCTGACTAAACTGGGACAGAGCTTTGAAAATGTGGTGGAAAATTCCGGGCGGATCCGTGGCATCGCTAAAATCGCCGGGCAGGCGGGAACTGAAGCGTGGAAAAGCAAGGCAAAGATGCTCAACGAAAATCTGAAGGACCCTGCCCAGGGCGGCATGGTGGTCACTGACGGAACCATGGAATTTACGCCTGTGGACAGTGAACCAAAGGCAGCCGATACGGCCCAGCTGGAATTCGTTCGGGACAACATATATCGCTACTTTGGCGTGTCCAAGCCCATCGCTGAGGGAATCTACGATGAAACGTCCTGGAGTGCATTCTTCGAATCCGTAATTGAACCGTTCTCCATTCAGATGAGTCAGGAATTCACACGGAAGCTTTTCACTCCGGATGAGATTGCCGCTGGGAATGAAATCGTGTTCGACGCCAACCGGCTGACCTACGCCAGCACGGATACCAAAGTGGAACTGATCCGGCAGCTTCGTCCTCTGGGCATTCTGACAACAAACCAGAGCCTGGAAATCATGAACCTGCCGCCCATCGCTGACGGCGACGACCGTGTCCAGACGCTGAACGTGGCCAACACGGATATCGTGAGCCAGTATCAGATGAGCCAGTCCCAGAAGGGAGGTGAGAAGGATGAACAAGGACCAACTGATGATCCGGCAGATTGATGTCAAACCATCTGACGAAGACATGGTCATTGAAGGCTATGCTGCTGTCTACGACTCTCCTACAGTCCTATGGACCGATGAAGACGGCACCCAGTACAAAGAGGTCATTGAAAGAGGAGCGTTCTCCGCAGCAGATCTGTCCAACGTGGTGCTGAGGTACAACCACAGCCCGGAAGGCATGGTCCTGGCAAGGACCACAAACGGCACGCTGCAGGTGACTCCGGACCAGAACGGCTTGAAAATCCGGGCAAAACTGGCACCTACAACTGCCGGGAAGGACCTGTATGCCCTGATCAAAAGAGGCGACGTCAACAAAATGAGCTTCGGGGGATATTCCCAGGATGTGGACTATGATCTGGACAACCACATGCGGCACATCAAGACCATGCGGAACCTTTTTGACGTCTCTGCCGTTGACTTTCCTGCCTATGAGGCGACCTCCCTAGCGGCCGTCCAGCGAAGCTTCGAAGAAGCTAGAAAAACTGAACAAAATCTGATTGAAGAGCGCATGCGGATCCAGATCGCAGCGCTTTTTTAATGCCTGAAAAAGAAAGAGGGAATGCTTAATGACTATCACTGAAATCATCCAGAAAAAAACTGAACTGCTGGAACGCTCCAAGACTGCAACCGTCGAACAGCTGAAGAACATCCAGAAGGAAATGGAAGGCCTGAACGCTGAGCTGAAGAAGGCCCAGGAAGATCAGCATGCAGAAATGCTGAGAAACAGCATCGCAAGTCAGATGGACAACGGTGCTTATGCCGGGAACATCCTGGCTGATGTAGGTGCTCCGAAAAAGGCACCTGTTGTGAATGCGAAAACCTTCGCCAGCACGCCTGAATATCGCCAGGCATTTATGGACTATGTACTAGAAGGAAAGATGGACCCCATGTTCCGGGCTGTTGCGACTACCGCAAACAACGGAGCTGTGATTCCCGTTCCCGTGCTGAATGAAATCGTCGAAAAGATGATGAAATACGGGAACATCCTTCCCCTGGTTCGTCACCTGAACTATCCTGCCGGTATGACCGTTCCCACCTCCACTCTGGAAGCCACCGCTAAATGGGTAGACGAAGGGGCAACCATTGCCGCTGACGGGAAAAAGACCACTTCCGTGGCATTCGCTGGGTACCAGCTGGCTGCAGCTGTCGGCCTGACATTCCAGGCTCAAATCAAGAGCATGGCCATTTTCGAGCAGGCCCTGGTCCAGGACGTATCTAAGGCGATGACTCTGGCTCTAGAAGAAGCCATCATTTCCGGCGACGGCACTGGCAAGCCCACCGGCATCATCAAAGCTACTCCTGCTGCGAAATTGACCACCAAAGCTCCGGATTACAAATTCCTGATCAGCATTCTGAAGTCCATTCCTTCCGCATACAAGAGCGGCTCTGTGCTGGTGATGAATGAATCCACCTTCCTGGATTTTGCCGGGATCACCGATACCGCTGGCCAGCCCATCGCCCACGTCAACTACGGTATCGACGGCGCTCCTGCTGCACGGATCCTGGGCAAGCCGGTTGTCTTCACCGACTTCCTGCCGTCCCTGGACACCGCCGAAGCCGGGAACACTGTTGCCTTTGCCTTTGACATGAGCAAATACATCCTGAACGTAGCTTATGCCATGGACCTTGTGTCCTACGTCGACAACGCCACCAGAAACCGCATTTATCAGAGCATTGGCCTGTATGACGGCAAAGTTGTTGACGCCAACGGCCTGGTGCTGATCAACAAGGCGGGGGCCTAACCCTCTCCCGCCTCTTTTGAGGAGGGAAGAGAATGGAACTCAAAGATTTCAAAAACTATCTCCATGTCGACTCTGATCTGACGGACGATGACTCTCTCATCCAATCCCTGATGGCTTCTGCAAAAGAATACATTGTGAACAGCACGGGGAAGGAATGGACGGAAAGCGCAGACACTCCTCTGATGCTGACCTGTGCTAAGCTCCTGGTGGCGCACTGGTACTCTGACCGGGCACTGGTGTCAAAATCCAACGTCCAGGAATACAACCACAGCATTACGAGCATGCTGCGTTTGATTGAGATGTCTGATGCATACCCTGAAAAGGCGGTGAGGACGGAATGATCTGCAATCCTGGGCTACTGAATAGAAAGGTGACCATCTATCGGCCAACGGTAACGGCAGGGACCGACCTTGACATTCAGACAGATAGAGTGCTGTATTCCAACGTTTCTGCCTGGATCGCTCCTGTCCGGGGCCTTCAGTACAAGGAGGATGGGACCGACCGGAACGACGCCACTGTCAAGATCGTGATCCGCTATCGCAAGGGAATCACGGACGGCTGTTGGGTTCGATATAAAGACCATCACTACCTGGTGACCTACATTTCTGACCCGGACATGCAGCATGAATCCCTGGAGCTGATGTGCGTGGAACGGCTTCGTGGTGATCCTCCGGAATCTGTCCAGGATGGATGGGAGCCGTGATGCTATGGCTGATTTTGCGATCAAGGGCATGGAAGAACTAAACACCGATATCCTGGAAGCCGCTCAGCATTACCCGAAAGAGGTTGAAAAGCACCTCAAAAAGACCGGTGATGTGCTAAAAAAGAAAGCCATCGAGAAAACCCCGGATTCTGGGACCGATCACAAGCGAAAGCTTAGTAAGTCCTGGAAATCGGAAATCGAGGGCATGACTGTTGACAGCCTGGAATATCAGCTACGGAACACATCGCCCCACTATCACCTGGTGGAACGGGGACACAAGCTGGTAACCCGGAAGGGAAAAACCATCGGCTTCGTCCAGGGGCGGCACTTTTTTGAAAAGGCATGTGACGCTTTCAATGCATCGGATGAAGTCGGCAAGGAGATGGACAGATTCATAGCAGAAATTAAAAGGAAGATTGCTCATGATTGACGACACAGATATCCTGAAGGCCGTCAGAGCTCAGCTGAAGGCGGCGTGGCCGGACGTGGACGTGAACCTGGACGATGTCCAGAGGTCCTTCCGGCTGCCGTGCTTCTTCCTTCGTTTTTTCGAGCTTGACAGCCCTCAAATGGTGTACAGCAGGAGCTTGAAAAGGTCCTGCACTCTACACATTGATTACTTTTCCCAGAAGAACCGGAACTCTGCTATCGAGCTGTACAAGGTTCGGAAGCGGCTCCGGGAGCTCTTCACATTCGGTCTCCAGGTTGGCGACAGGGTCTTCAACTTCGATGGGATTTCGACTGAAACAAACGGAAAAGACGCAGATATCCTCTCTGCGACTCTCAGTTTTTCCTTCTACGACGTCATCGCTGGCAAAGAAGAAGATCCACCGACCATCGGAAATATCGAACAAGACATTGAACTTTTAAAGGAGTGAGAAAATGGCTCAAAAAGCACCTAGCGTCATCGTGACGTTTAAAGAACGGGGCATCACGGCCATCCAGCGCAGTCAGCGTGGCATCCTGGCCATGATTCTGACCGAAACCCAACCGCTGGAGCCGCTGACCATCTACTCTGTTGACGATATCCCGGAATCCGGGCTGGCTGCCGACAACGTAGAACAGATCCAGCTGGCTCTCAAAGGTTACCAGACCAGCCCCAGAAAGATTCTTGTTTATACCGTCAAAGACACCACCTACACCGACATTCTGAAAACCCTGGAAAATGTCCGTTTTGATTGGCTGGTAATCCCTGGCATTTCTGCAGAGAATGCGGAAAGCGTGGCATCCTGGATTAAATCCATGCGCACCGTTAAGGACAAGGCCGTGAAGGCCGTCCTACCCAATGAAGCAGCCGACTTCGAAGGCGTGGTGAACTTCACCAATACTAGCCTTCAGACGAAGAGCAAGACCTATACTGCTGCCCAGTACTGTTCCAGAGTAGCGGGCATCATTTGCGGTACTCCGATGACCATCTCCTGCACGTATGCCCCGGCTCCTGAGCTGATCGCCTGCGACAGCTACACCAGCGATGAACGGGATGAAAAGGTGGGCAATGGAGAACTGTTCTTCTTTAACGATGGCGAGAAAATTAAGATCTGCAAAGGCGTCAACTCCTACGTGACTACTGTCCAGGGCAAGCTGAACTCCTACCAGAAAATCAAGCTGGTGGATCTGATGGATATGATCCACGACGACATCAAGCAGACCGGGCACGACAGCTACATCGGAAAATACGCCAATAGTTATGACAACCGGTGCCTGCTGGTGACCGCCATCAACGGTTATTTCCACGAGCTGGAAAAAGAAGGACTCCTGGAAGTCGGCCAGAACCTGGCGGAAATCGACATTGAAGCCACGAAGAACTGGTTGGAAGCCAATGGGAAATACACCCGTGACGAACTGGAAAGCATGACCGATCTGGCCATCAAGAAGGCCAACATTGGCGAGAATGTGTTCATTAAATCCACTATCTCCATGCTGGATGCCATCGAACACATTGAAGTCAGCAACATCATCCAATAAGGAGGGATATAGATGTACGAGGTTGATACTCAGCGAGTCGTCTATGGTTCTTATGGGCAGCTCTGGCTGGATGGAGACGAAATTGCCGAAATCATCTCCTGTAAAGCTACCCTGACTGCCCAGAAGACGGCCATCAAGCGCAGCCGCCATCTGGTTGACGGATACAAGACCACAGGATATGAAGCCAAAGGCAGCATCAAGCTGCACAAAGTCAGCTCCTACCTGATTAAAAAGCTGGCCCCGGCCATCAAGGAAGGGAAACAGGTAAAATTTACGCTGATCAGCAAGCTGGACGACCCCAACTCCCTGGGCGCAGAACGGATTGCCCTGTATGGCGTAATGTTTGACGCCGTCGACCTGATCAACTGGGAACTGGGCAAGGTAGGCGAGGAAGACCAGAACTTCACTTTCGAGGATTTCGACCTGCTTGACCTGATCGACGAAGAATAAGGAGAAAAAGCATGAGCGTACTCGCACTGCTGCTTAATGCAGACACAAAAAAAATTGAAGAAAAGCAGACTAAAAAGATGGAAATCCCCAGGCTCTCTGCAGCCCTGGGGGCTCCTTTTGAATTGGAATTGCAACCAATCGACCCGGAGCTGTATTCCGAGATCCAGGAAAGTGCTGTAAACCTGGACAAAAAAGGCGGCCTGAAGAGCATCGACACCTATGCGCTGTCGGTTCGGACCTGCGTCGAAGGCATCAAGGACCCGTCGATGAAAGACAAGGGATTGATGAAGAAATTCGGAGCGGCCTCTCCTAATGACCTTGTAAAAAAGCTGTTCCTGGCTGGCGAAATCAGTGATATTTCCCAGGAAATCAGCAAGGTCAACGGATACACGAGCCAGGACGAAACGGATGAAATAGTAAAAAACTGATAGAGACGGACGGGGAAGTTGAGCGCATGTACTTCCTCTTCCGGTTTCACAATATGGACCCGGCCCGGGTTGAGCGCATGCCAATCCGGGAGAAACAGGTCCTTTTTTCGTTCGCAGCATACGAAATCGCAGAACGGAACGCAGAAATCGAATCTTTGAAGAAGGGAGGGGACGATCATGGCACGAGTCATTGACGCCATCATCCGGCTCCATGATCAGTTCAGTCCTGTGCTGAAGAAAGTCAGCAATAGCCTGACGGAGTCGGAAAAGATGACAAACCGATTCGGCAGGAATTTGAAGAGCATCGGCGGAACAATGTCTTCTGTCGGAGCGACGGTTTCAACGGCCATGGCGCCCATTATGGCGGCCGCCGCTGCCGGGTTGAAGCTCCACAGCGACTTCGAACGTGGCATGGCTAAAGTCAGCACGCTGGTGGATACAAACGTAGTCAGCCTTCAGCAACTGTCCAATGGGATTCGCCAGATCTCCGATGAAACCGGCATGAGCGTGACCGAACTGGCTGAAGCTGAATATCAGGCAATTTCCGCTTCCGTTGACACGGCCCACGTGACCGACTTCGTTCGGACAGCAGCCATTGCCGCAAAGGCTGGCTTCACCGACACGACGACGGCTATTGACGGACTGACGACAGTGCTCAACTCCTACGGCCTGAGTGCTGAAAACGCCGGGAAAATCACGGATCAGATGCTAATGACGCAGAACCTGGGCAAAACCACCTTTGGCGATCTAGCTCAGGGCATTGGTTCCGTGGCCACGGCGGCCAGCCTGGCCAAAGTCAGCACGGATGATCTATTCGCCAGCATGGCTATCTTGACCAAAAACGGCGTACAAACGTCCGAAGCTTTCACCGGCTTTCAGGGCATTCTGAGTGCGGTGTCCAAACAGAGTCAGCAGACGGTTAAAACAGCTGCAGCCCTGGGGATTGACTTCACGCCGGAACACCTGGGACAAGTCGGATGGATAAAATTCCTGGAAGAAGTCAAAGCGAAAGTCGGCGATGATCAGACAGCTATCCAGCGCCTGTTCGGACGTGTCGAAGCGGCCAACGCCTTCAAGGTTCTAACCAAAGATATGGGGCAGCTGAAAGACGCCCAGAGAGCTATAGGGGACTCCATGGGAGCCACGGAGCTGGCATTTAACAAGATGCTGACCCCGGCGGAGAAAAACAAGATCGCAATGAACCAGATGAAGAACGCTCTCATGGATCTCCGTGGTGTCGTCGCTCCTGTTGTCATGGCGACCGCTCAGGCTGTCAAAGCCTTCACCGGTTGGTGGAACGGGCTCAGCGACGGACAGAAAGCCTTTGCAGTCCATGCCATCCAGGCTGTGGCTGCTTTTGGTGCAATCACCCTGGCAACCGGCAAAGCCATCAGCACACTGGGACGTTTCAGCATCTTTATCAGCAGATTGCCCGGGACGTTCCGCAACATCCGGAGTGCTGCTTCCATCATCGGGAAAGGCTTTCAGGTTATTCCTGGCGCCCTTCGTCTCGTAGGCGGAGGCTTCCTCCGTTTTGCTGGAATCGTAAAAACGGCCATGAGTGGCATCGCTGCTGCCGTAGCTGCTAACCCGGTATTTTTCGCTCTAACGGCCCTGGTGATGCTTCTGATTGTGGTCTACACCCACTGGGATGAGATTGTGAGCTATGTCAAGGAGAACTTCCCCCAGGTCTATGCAGTGGTAACCAGTGTTGTGTCCAACGTCATGAGCAAGCTGAGTGCCCTGATTGACTGGATCACGGGGACGCTGATCCCGATGTGGACCAACGGCTGGAACACCATGAAAGCCATCTTCGAAGGGGCTTTTGACGGGATCTCCACGATAGCCCACAGGGCGCTGGATTGGATCCTGGACAAAGTGGAGAGCATCAAGAGCGCCGTGTCCAGCATTCATCTGCCGAGCTTCAGCCTAGGAGGACACGCTACCGGAACTATGGGCCTTCCTGGTGGAACTACTTTTATTCACGAGCAAGGGCCCGAAATTATGGACCTGCCCACCGGCACTCGAATTATTCCTCATTCTGAGAGCCTGAAGCAGGAATATGCGAGAGGCCGAAAAGAAGGTAGCGGGAAAGGCGGCATGAGCATCACCATCCCGAAGCTGGCTGATCAGATTGTGGTCCGGGAAGATGCAGACGTCGACCGAATCATGGAAAAACTTGTATTTAAGTTGAAGCAGTTCAGCATCAACCGCATGGAGGGGGCGATCTAATGGCGAATGAATTTTGGAGCGGGCTTATAGCCGGACTCATTTCCGGGAACGTCAACTCTGTGATTCTGAGCGCCAATGGAGACTCCATGACGCTCCCGATCATGCCGGAAACGGTGGAAACGAGCGTCTCCCAGAACAACGGCACTGTGACCATCAATGCTGATGGCGACTACAACATGCCAGGCAAGACGGGACTCCATGAGATCAGCCTGGATGGGATTTTCCCGGCTCAGAACTACAGCTTCGTGGATGTTATCCCGGAAAGCCCGGAAGACTATGTTTATAAGCTGGAAAACTGGCGGTCAACTGCCCAGGTAGTACAGCTGACTGTGCCGGACAGCCCCATCGACCTTCCGTTTCTCATCGAATCACTGAAATACGGATACAAGGATGGGACCTACGATATCTATTTCAGCATCTCTTTTCGGGAGTATCGGTACATCGCTGGGATTTCCAACGATAAAATTAACGAACTGACCGGGCTTAAATCCCGCCCTGATACCATGGTGGGCACGGGTGGCATCATCGGCACGACTGCAACTAGCGGAACGGATATGGCAGGGAATATCGGCAGAGCTATCGGCAGTGCTGTAAGATCTGGCACGACGTCTCCCATGGGCTGTAT